AGGTTGCTCAAACCTATCTTTAAATGTACCATCTTCATTCCATTCTAACCACAATACCTTAGCTGATTCTTTTATTAAGTTATCTCTTTCTCGAATTAACTTATATTTAGGTTCTTTTGTCTCTAAGTGCAATTCTAATTTAGGTTGTACTCCGGTTATCATGGGTTTTTTCTTGGTCGTCCTCTACGCCTTAATGGAACAGGCATATGGACTATTTTATACTTTTCTTCTATAATATAATAAAGATCTGTCAGGGAACCACTACATTCTAACATTTCTTTTTCAACCTGTTCCCTATCGCATCTAAAATATTTTGTAAACTCAACTGCTAGAGAACGTAATCGTTCAGATTCATCTTTTTCAAAGTCTTCCATTAAACGTTTTCTTCGTGCTCTAATAACGGGGGTTTTTTCTAAATATTTTGCGTAATCCATACCACACTCTTCTAGTATATCATTTAATTGATATTCAACTTGGTATTGTTGAGCTTTATAACAAGAATAGTCAAAATCACCATTAAATATACGATCACGAAGGGGTTTGCGATTATCAAGGGGTTTGTTTTTTGGTTGATAACTCCTCCACCAACGGAATTGGTTGTAATTAATCTTTTGGTATTGGGATAATTGCTTATCTACTTTTTTCCTTGACATAGGTATATCAAACATAAACTTTATTTTAAAACTATAATATACGACTCCTTACTTGTGAAGCCTAATTTTTATGCTGCTATTTTTTCAAAATGTTTAGCAACCCAACCATATTTTTCAATATCATCGGCATAAAACTCATCATCACCATACATGAAATAAGCATCAGCTTGATCTAACCATCTTAATGCTGTTTCTTTATCATCAGCACCTACAGATATTACATCATTAATGGCTTTATTCTCCCAAGCTCTTTCTTCAACTGCTTGCTTTTCAGAAACCTCAATAAGATCATTAACGAAATCCTCTAATTCCTGGTTAGACCATTCATTAAATTTATACCCTCTAGGTCTAAACCCATTAACATCTTTGAATAGGTCTGAAACCCACACCATCACATCATTTCTATCTTCCTGATTTTTAATTGAAATTTTACTCATAACCTTGATTTTAATGTTGTGCCTAATCGCTCAACATGGTGAATATACGAACTCTATCCCGGGTAACCAAATTTTTACGCAAACATTTTCCAATTTTCTTCTGCTTTTTTAGCATCAATTTCATAAGGGTGATTACCATAAGTATAACCCATATTATAATATCTTTTCATCCAGGATCCAGACTGTAAGTAATGAATATATTCATGTATAACTCCTCTAATTACATCTTCAACACTATTATTAAAGTCTGAGTATATAAATAATTTATTTTTTTTACGATCAAATTCAGCTTCTGCGGGATCATCACCTTCCATATCTGGTTCTCCACTTAGTCTAGCAAATATGTTTCTATATACTTCAATTGGTGGGTATTCTTTTTTACCTAAACCATAATGAGTCTTAATTTTAGGGTATACTTTATTTGCTATTTTTAAAATTTGATCTTTATCCACAACTTATTTTATTAAATAATCAATCCATTTAGTACCTTTAGTATCTCCATTAGGAAAAGCAAATACATATTGTTTCCCCCCAAAAGTTATCATTTTTCTAAATCCAGAGGGAATAGTAGCACCACCGGGTACTTTTTGATTTGTGAAATATACTTCAACTCTAACTTTTACTTCATAAAAATTAGCTAAGTTCCTTTCAAATGCTTCTAATTCTTTCCAAACACCTCTATTTAATCCTTGGTGTTGCAAAGCTGAGTTTAGGTATGTAAATGTTTTATATAATGTTTCTTTATCACAATTAAATGAAGCAGCGGGGGCTAAATGTCCTTTATCCCAAATATTATTTTTATAATCATCATTATCTGAGGTATGAATTTCTTTATCTATATAAAAATCCATTCCTTGTCTAGAGGCATCTCCTTTAGGACATTGCACTGTATATTCTACCCATACAGGTTGTTCTTTTTCCTGGTCGTATTGGACAATAAAAATGTCAGTTTTTATTAACTGACTTTGAACTGTAAATGTTATAAGTAATAATAAACTAGTAAGTTTTAGTTTCATCATTGTTGTCAATAGCTTGTTTTAATTTATTTATTTCATTTTGGATTTTGTTTATTCTAAAACTTGATAAACCAGGTTTGATTTGATTTTGTAAGTTTTGAATCATTAACTTAGCTCTATTAATTTCTCCTTCATCTACAATACCATCTTCATTTAAATCTAAAATATTTTTTTGTTTTTTTTTGGTTTTATCTAATTGTTCTAAAAATTCTTCTTTAGACAAAACTTCTTCAGCATCTTTAACTTCAAATTCCATGGCTGCTTTAGTTAAATCTTCATTTGGGAGGGGATACCCCTCATCATCTAAATTATCCCATTCAGAAAAATCATCTACAAGCTCCCCATATAAATTTTCTTTATATTTCTTTTTTGGGTATGCTTTTTCAAAAGCAAAATTTGCTGCAACAACGAGTGAAATAGCTAAAGGATCAAATACGAATACTATAATTAAAAGTAACCAATTTATAATCTTATCCATTGATACTTCCGTTAAACCTGATAAGTACTGTAGTGGTCCTAATTCTCCGGATACTTCAGTATTATTATCAAGTTCTAATACTTGTAATTGAAACTTACGTAAACTATCTGCTGCTATTTCACGTTGGGATTGAACATTTTTTCTATTCTGTTCTTCAGTTTTAATCCTAGCTTGTGCCGCCCTAAGTTCGGAAGTTGATATTGTGGTTCTAACGCCTCCAACCACCGAGGTGTCTCGTACCTGGATTTGTTGAGACCTAGCATTGGAAAGAGTACTAATGTTATTAGAAATTCTTTTAAGTTCTTCATCATACCTCGTAACATCTGCACCATAAAAATCTATTTTTTGTTGGATAAATTCTTTTTCATTTTCTACAGCTGATAGTTTGCTGTAAGTTTCTTGGTAGGCACTACTAAGAAAACCATAAATACCCATACTAGTAATTAATACTAATATAACAGTTGCTATAGATAAATAAGTTCGTAATGTTTTGTTAATTGTATCCCAGTATTGGTACAATAATGAAGCTGTAACTAATTTGGCAAACTCTAGTGAACCAGCCATTATAATAACTTCTAGACTTGCTCCTGCAAAAAGTTTGCTAAGACCACTAACTGAGTAGAAAGCAGCCGAAGCTGAAACTGATAGGGCAGAAAATCCAATTAGGAATGGGAATATTCCTTGTTTAATTCTTTTAAGCATGGTAATAAATATAGTGAAAAAATAGGGCTAGGACAACCTATTTTCTAATCCCCTTATGTTTATCGATGGAATCTAATATTTTATTAAGGACATCGGCTTTAATAAACCCAGCCATTGATGCGTTTTTAATAGCACTAATTAGTTGAAAAATTACTAAAGGCATAAGCATAGTTTCACTTAACCAACCTGCCCCCGGTATACTTTTTTCTATAACTAGTATTAAGGTTAACATAATAATCCAAAAAAGTAAAGTTCTTAAAATTTTAATTGCTTTATAAGTTTTAAATCCTTCTCTTTTAATTCCTGCTATTACCCCAAAAAAACCATCAGCAAATACTAAAGTAGCAATAGCTAAGTATTGTTCTGCATTCTGCATTGTGAGTTCCATAAAGTAGGAACATATAAATCCTAGTGACATACTTGTTATTGCTATAAATAGGGTTGATGTTGATTTCATTTTAAACTACGTCTTTTGATTCAATTAATGTGTATGTAAATGAATTACCATACAAATCTTTAGCTTTGTAAGCTAAATCCATTAACTTATTAAAATCCGATTCTTTGGAAAATACCTGACAACCTGCGGACCATTTATCTATTTGAGTTGATCCTGCTACTCTTGAACCTGCTTTATGTATGTTAATTCCAAAAATACCCTCTTGAATATTTTCTTCTAACATATCGTAAACACCATCTTTATTATTGTCTCTGTAAACTTTTACGTTTTTCTTTTGACATAAAGCCTCGTATTTACCTTGATGTTTTCTTATCTCGTGTGAACCCCTATATTGGTTAGGAACTAGAATAGCAACTCCATCTTTATTTAACAAGTTCTTTTCCCAATGTGATCCGGGGTCTGTTGTTGCTGCAAATTCGTGGAATTTTAATTCCCCACCTACTGAATAGGATACTGTAAGGGTATCATCGAATTTGTTTGTTACTTCTCCATTTGTATCTGAGTTTCTTACTCCTACTATATTTAAGTTGTAATCTCCTCCTTCGAACCATTTGTGTCCTTTAGCTTCTATAGCTTTTTGGATCTGTTCTCTTGTATATCCCATTATTCTTCTTTTTTTCCTCCGAATATTTTACCTGCTTCTGCAATACCAAACGACCCTAAGGTAATTATTACAAAAGAATTATAGATGAATTCATTAATTACTAAATCTTTACCGAATATTCCTGATGCTATATCAGCTATTGCGAAAATTGCCATAATGGCGAATGACATAAAACCTACTACGGTTTTTTCGTTCATGTCATTTTTGTCTTTAAATAGGTCTTTAAAAGCCATCCATTTATTTTTTATAAAATTTAACATAAAATAACAGTTTAATTATAACATCGTTTATTATACATATCAGAACTGGAATTTGGATCCAATAGTTATTGAATAAGTTAATGGAATTCTTGGTTGAGTATTTCCTACTATGTTTCCCCCAATGTTAGCGCGAAATCTCTTGGTTAAACTAAAATCAAAATTAGATCCTACTATATAAGTAAAATAAGGGTTAAAGGAAAATATATTTTCTTTTGGATTTTGAAGGTTATAAGTATATGTTATAGGATTTGCAGCTATAGCAAGCATTGGAGAAACCGTGACCTTATTAAATGGGAAGGGTTTTGTAGCAAATGTGACAAAAGAAGGCATTGCTGATATAGTATTCTCAGAATGTATTAGAGTTCCGCTTAAAGCATAACCTCCAGTGAATCCTCTCCAAAAGTTGTCTTTCTGCCCTAAGAAAACATCACTTAAACCAAATGCAGCTACTGTAGTCCCAAACATAGACATAAGGTTAAGAGAAAGAGACTGTACCTTCATTATAGAGCCTTTGTTATGGGTGGAAAATAAATACTCCTTCTTTTTAGTAAAAGGATTATATAAGTAATGTTTCTCTTCTTTATCGTATTTAAAGAATACATAAGATTTAGATAAACTTAAACTAAATTGTTTTAAGTTACTCCATACCATTAAGTTAGCAGAGTATGTAGTTACACCTGTTAAAGAAGATTGGGAAAACCCAAAACTTAACACTTGATTTAAACTTCCATCTAAACTAGACATTGTTGCTAGATTTGAGGCTAAAGATATAGGATTTCTTTTTTGTTTTTTCTCTTTTTTCTTTTCTTCCTCTTCTTTTTCTTCCTCTTTAGATTCTTCTTCTTTAGATTCTTCTTCTTTTTCTTCTTCCTTTTCCTCTTTTTTTTCTTCCTTCTTTTCTTCCTTTACTTCTTCCTTAGTTTCTTCTTTACTTGAGCTATCTTCTCCCTCAGATCCTCCACTCTCTTCACTTCCTCCTTCATTTGATTCCCCCGAGGATTCTCCTCCAGAAGAGCTATCCTCAGAAGAGTTAGAGTTATCTCCACCCCCAGAACTTTCAGACGAGCCCGAAGAAGAAGAATTTGAATCGTTTGAGCTACTGCTCGAAGATGAACTACCAGATGAGGTAGAACCTGTTCCATTAGATGTACCATTTGTTCCTGTATTTGTTGATGCTGCAGAGCTACTTGCTGAACTACTAGCTGTACTAGAAGCACTTGATGCGGCATTAGAGGCCGCGGATGACGCGTTAGAGGCTGCTTGATTTGCTGTATTTTGTGCTGATTGATTAGCTGCTTGGTTTGTTGAGCAAGGGCTTAAATTTGCCCACCATACATATGTTTCATCTAACCATGCTCTTAAAGTACCATTAGTATACTCGGCCCAAGTAAAAGTTTTAACTCTATTATAGAAGGCTACTGTTGCTTGACCATTAATAAAATTTGTTGTTACAATTTTTGTTTCATTAGTACATCTATCTATAAAAGTTTGAGTAACCGTTTGTGTTTGTCCTACAGTAGAGAAACAAACAAATAAGAATAATATATAAAATAGTTTTTGCACATTAATGATCGAAAATGCGTTTACGAATCATTCTTTTAACAACCTTAGCTACTGCTGTTTCTAAAGCTTTTTTAGTTGAGGTCCCAATAGATGATTGGTTAAATTTTATCTCATCTAAATTTTGGTCATTTAATAGAGTCATTTCTCTTGTAGTAGTTGCTTTACCTAATCCCGAACCTGTCATGTAAAGTCCTGATTCAGCATCTACCATTTTAACTTGCAGACCTAATCTGGTTACTAAGTTACTCTTAACTCCATTTTTTAAACTAATAGATTCATCTTCTGAAATAGAGAAATCATATACTTCTATATAGCAAAAATATTTAGCAAGCATAATTTTACCTCTAATATCTATTTTATTAGCAGTAAATCCTTTTTGTGATGCTTTAAATTGAGTAACCATTCTATTTTTAATTTCGTCTTTTGTTTCAACGAATTCAAATCTAAAAGTTTCATCCAAAAATGCTACTGTTATATTGGTAAGCCCTAAACCTACACGGTAATCTCCTAGTTCAGGATATTGTGAAAGTACTTCATCACTTACCCCGATATTCAATAAAGCAACAGAAACTGGATCGCCGTTATATTCTGGAACTGACCAGATTGATTCTCTAGATTCAAATCCTGCAGTATAATCTTCAGTAGTTGTTTTTCCTATAACTTGTCCAAATGCTACATTTAACCCAAGTAAAAATACGATAAGATATTTCATTTTAAATATAATCAAATATCCCATAAGTAGCATTACTAAATTGAGTTGGGTTAGTTATCAATTCAAAAATTAATTTCGTTATACCTGATACTGCAAGTACAAATAGAAAAGTTATCCATATTTTTACAATAATTTCAACTATTTTATTGATAAGACCATCTTGTTCTAATCTGTAAAAACTAAGAATACTAAGAATTGCTTGGCTTAGCCACAATTTCTTTGTACGTTGTAATAAATAATTCATGGTTGTCATTTTAATTGTTATACTTCACTCTATTTTAATTTGACATCAGAATAAGAGAAACCAAGTTGCCGCTTGGTTTCTTGCTTCTACCAGTCAAATTCTTCTTTTCTTTTTTCTGTTTCAGTTTTTTCTTTTTTAGGAGGAATTACTATAGTTTTAGAAATTACTATGGTATCTTTAGTAGCTTCAGGTAAGTTAATAGTTTGTTCCATCATAGGCTGTTCTACTACTATTTCTTCACCTACACCGAATATTGCTTCCATATTAGTTATTACTAAACCACCTGTGGCCGTAATAATAAGACCAATTGTTGTGATTATTTGATTTTTAATTTGGCTAAAAAATCCTCCTTTTTCTTCACTCATTTTTTAAAATTTTGAAAATAATGTTACTCCTACTACTGTATGGTTTTCTTTAGTTAATTCTAACTTATATGAACTATTTTCTAAAGTATTAACATACACTTTTAAAATATTGTCTCCTTCTTTACCTGTAAGTTTTTCTTGGGAAATTAATTCATTAGTCATACTATGTCTAATTTTTACTCTATAATCTCCATCTGATGGTAATTTAACATTCATAGCCACTCTATCAGAAACAATAGAACTGGATAGTTTAATTCCCACTAAGTCTTCAATAAATAAAGCTTCAGGTACTTCTTGATTTTCGTCTATTACAATGAACTCTTCATCTTGAGTGCATCCTAATACTAAAAGTAATGCTAATATTGATAATAATTTTTTCATTTTTTATTGAATTATAAATTGAACTTTTTGTCCATCAGCTTTAATTCCTTCAGTTAACTTAAAGGTAACTAATCCTGATGTGTTTTGTAATGTTTCGTTTGGAGTGAATATTAATTTATAGGCATTCCCTGTTTTAATTGATACTTCTCCTGATTGGTCTAAAGACCCTATATTTACTTTAGCTTGTTGCTGTTTATGATTTGCAAAATTTGTCATTGTATTTCCAGTATCAAAAATTACATTATCTAAAGTTAAAATAGTATCATCATAATTTATATTAAATTGAGTACCTATTACTCCTTCTTCTTGTAAATTAATAGTAAAATGTACTTTACCATCTATTAATTCAGAAACAACATCTAAATTACTTTCAACTGCTTGTCTTAATGCCATTGATGTTACACTCATTCTTGCTTGTGCAGAAGTTGATGTTGTTGTATATGCACTTCCTTCTGCTGTTGGAGTATACCCATGAGAAAAATCAACATCACCAATTAGGGCATGACCAAAGTTAAATGATTTAACATCATCTGTAGGTTCAATAATATATTTTTGTCCGAAATAATAATCATTAGTTGATACACCTAATTGCTCTACTCTCCCCCATACATTTTTAGACCCATTGGTTGAATTAGTAAACCATTCACTTAATCCTTCTACTCCTTGTACATGACCTAAAGCTTGATAAGCATCTGCAGGAGTAATATTTCCTGAATTGTTTAATTCTCCTATAAGGTACTGTAAAGAATAATCGAATGTGTTTTGAGAAGTTGTATCCCCAGGCCCACTTGCTCCAGTAGCATTACCTTGTTTAAATATAATAAAAGCATCTGTAATAGTTAATACATCATCTAACCAAGTAGCTTGGTCACTTACTTTTATTTCTACATAATATTTTTCATCTACAATTAGGTTACTGGTAATTACCTGACCGTTTGCATCAAAATTACCTGTTTCAATTGCATTTCCTGTTTTGCCATTTACTCCATCAACAGCATAAATAGCATAAGTAAAATCAGTAGCATATTGGGATTTAGCAGCAGAATTTAAATTAATAGTAATATTACCTGCATTTACTCCACTTACATTAGCTAATGAAATATTTTCTGTACCAGCATTTACATCATATAATCCTGAACTTGCGCTTATGTCTTCAAAGCCAGCAAAGTTTAGATCTGTAACGTTATTATAGTTATCATATTCGGTTCCCTGTCTATCTTTAATTCTAAATTTAACATAAATCCATTCTGTAGATAAAGGTAAATCAGAAGAGGACTGTATAATTACTCTTGCAACTGACCAATCTGAAACTACAGAATAAGATCCTTCTCCTCTATTTAGCCATCCTTGATCATACTGTAAGTCTAAATCTGATTCGGCAACTGCTACCCCGGCATAAAAATTAAGAGGATTAAATCTATACCCGTTCCACATTGTCCATGAATTTTGAGCATCAGAAGGTAAACCTGAGGTTGGGTTAAAGGTGTGGGAAACATATTCTAGAAGTTTGTTATTCCATTCAAAGTCAAAATGAACACGATCAGGTGTCATTTCATTTTCTTGGATTCCTTCAAATTTTACAGTAATCTCTTGCCCAACTACAAATCCATTTGAATCATCATCAATATAGCTATGGCTTAAATAACCTTGTTGGGCTAATAACCCAAAAGGTAAAAGGAATAAAAATAATAGTTTTTTCATTATAATTTTAATTTATCTATAAGTTGTTCACAAACTTTTTTAAGTGCAGAGGATACACCAGCTTGAGAAAATTTTCCTCCATCATCTATAATTAAAGTAGATGTTGAAATAGATTTAGAAGTTCCTTTAGCAATTACTTCTTTTACTATACTTCCATCTACTATTAACCTTGCACCTGCAATAATTTGGGTAATATCGACTTTACGCCCATATGCTGCCAATTGCATGTTATTTTTCTTTACGTCAAAATATAGTAGTTCGACTTTAATATTTCTTGGTGAATTATCATCTAAATAATAGTCTTTATCTTGAATAATTTCTTCTAAGATATTTTGTACACCAAAAGCCAGGTTACGGTTACCTGCAAATGGACCCATAACTATGTTATTGGTAACTTCTTGTATGTGTATAGTTTCTTGACTATACGCATTAATGCCTATCATTAAGACAAAAATGAAACATATTAATCTCATATTTAACTTTTTATAATAAAAAAAAAACGTTTGGGAAAACTTTTGTGTTGAGCAGTGTTGCCGCACTGTTCAATTATACATATAAAAAAGGAGACGCTTGGCGACCCCTTCTTTAAATTACTATTTCTATATTACCCTAGTTATATTTTTGGTATATAACTTATTTTATATTAATATGAGGATATTATTGTTTATTATCAACCTTTTTATGGTTTATATATTAAGTCTTTAAATTTATAATGTATGAACATGTTTCTGAAGAAGGTACCCCCAAAAGGTAATATTCTACCATGCTCACAAGCTAAAGATTCATATATAATCATTTCTCCCACATTAGCATATACTTGTTCTACCTCTCCTTGATGGTTTTTTATATTTAATGCCCAATCATCTGCTTCTGGTTTGTTTTTACATTCGCAAGTTAGATCCTTATCTATAATTATGATACAAGATATATGATGAGTTTCTGGTTTATCTATGTGCATAGTTAAAGTAGCACCTTTATTATAAGATCTAATTCCATATAAAAACATAGGATCTAATTCTACCCCCGCAAACTCCTCGTGCATAGATAATAAAGCCTGAATTATTTCATCTCGTTTTTCTGGGATATAATCTAGGGACATTAATGTGCTTGATATACCAGGACCAGGTATAAAGTAATCTTTCCCTTGAAATTCTTCATTAATATTTTTATCTTGTACTTCTTTATAAGCTTCTTGTACTAGACTCCATACATTATCAGGTACTTTTACAACTTTAAATCCTTTTTCTGTGAGTCTTGGTATACTAGTTAGATTAAATGTATTAGTAGTTTCAATAGAATTAATTTTTTCGTTATATAATCTTAAATCTTCTCCTTCACTAAATGTGTTTTCCCTCCACCAAGATGTAATAATATATTTCTTCCCTGCTTTTACTTCACTTCCTTCATGAAGAGCATCTGAGAGTACTTCTCCATTTTTCATATTTGGCCAACTGAGTGCCATTCCTTCTATAGGGCTTACACTTTTATTAAGTGCATTAAAATTAGTTTCTCCTCCTTCTTCTACCTCATTAAGATAAATCATAAACGTATGGGTCCTATTACCTGAGCTTAGACAGTGTTTATCATAGGCGTCATTTTCAAAATAATCGGTATGACTTTTGAAATATTGTCCGGGGGCATATACCTGACCTTGTAGAGGTTCTCCTTTTTCAATAGGGTACCCAAGTGTCTCTGCAATTTTAGTTTTTATTTTAATTACTAAGTCAGTATCAGGCAAATTAGATGTATAAGACGTTCTATGTTCAGATACTGTTGTAGTATCTGTATTGGTTCCGACGACGGCCGATCTTTGATTATTGTTTTCTATTAGAGTAATTATCTCCTTACATTCTTCTTTGGTTAAGAAGTTTTGATGAAATGTTAACATAACTTACAAATTGATTAACGAAAAGTGTTCTTTATAATGATTAGTAACTCTAGTATATAATTCATTATCACGGTTATACTGATGAACTATACTAAAGGGTTTGTTTAGTTGTAAATTCTGTACTCTTGAACCAGAAAAATTTATATCTTTTGTAAACCTACATTTGTCTGGGTCATAGATAATTGGGTGGAGATGAACACAGTAAGCATCTTCTATACGTAATGTGTGGGTTTTTATTGTTTGGTCAAAGTATATTAGTTTATTAATTATGGGTTGATCCACTCCTCTTATACCTTTAGGAGTATTTTCCCATACGTTATTAACTTCCTGTAGAAATACTTCAATAAAATTTAAAATATCGGTTTTCTTCCCTGCTATTACTCCACAACATAATACCTCGTATGGGGATATTGCTTCATATATAATATCATTGTTGTAGACAGCATTTATAGTTTCTCTATTCCAATCAGAATCCTCAATAGTGATACCTTCTGAATTGAAAGCTATATAACCTTCTGGTATATTTTCTAAATATTGAAACGGATTATCCTGGAAATATACATCCATTAAATCTGTTAATATTATATTTTCATAATCTACTGTTAGTAGATAATCTCTGTAACGAATAAATCTTTCAATAAAAGGATCTGTAGAGGCAAAACCTGGTTGAGAAATTACCTTAGCGCCGTATGCTCCGGCATGAGTGGTAAATGTATCATTTTTGGTATTTGACATATCTAATATAACTGTGTCAAATTTGCCGGTTCCTACTAAAGAAGCTGTTTTTGTAAAGGGAGTAATTTTTCTATGATCAATATCATACACTACCCCTAAAACAAGATTAGTATTTTTAGTCTCTCTTGCAGATTTTACAAGAGGTTTAATCTTTTGTCTGTAAATATTATCTCTTATATGCTCTAAAGAATGAGTAAATCCATACTTATTAGTATCAAAAATAGAATTAGTGTTTCTATCAGGCTTAATTTTCAATAAAGCTACGTTATGACTATAATTAACACCTACAAACTTTCTTTCATGTTCTTGAAATACTGTATCGAACTCAACGTTAAAAGCTGAGTTACTTTCTTCTATGTTTGTAACCTTAATTCCCTCTTCCCACATTTTTTTATACAGGTCATCATCTTCAGCTCCCCATCCCCAAAATGTATTTCTGTATCCTCCTACCTTAAAAAAGTTATATAATGTAGTCAAGCAGCTCCCTACATCTCCAATATTAGTAAATATTTCATTGTCTTCAGGAAATACCCATTTACCTGATATAGGATATACATCTACATGGTGTATGTATAGGTATTTATAATCTGCTTTTTTAACAAAATTTACTAAAGAGTTACAGACTAATCCTGCATTCCAATCACCTACTGGGTCTAATTCTGTAATTAAAATATCATAAGTAACGTTCTGATTATCAAAATATTTAGGGGTAAGTTCAAGATACTTTTGAAGATGTTCTTCTCTATCTCTATAAGGAACTATAATAAGTAAATCCTTTTTAGGTTTAGGGTTTACAAGAGTTTTTTTCTCAAAATTAATATTATTTAAAATTTCGAACTCTTTTAATGTTCTAACATCTCCTAAACTATAATCTCCTTTATAAGTTCCAGAGAAATGTTTATTTTCTGCATGAGCATTTGAATTATTTTCTAATCCATGACCATCTTTAGCCTCATGAAAATGTGAAGGAGTTGAATCAATATTATATTTGTGCCAGATTACCTGTTCAGGTGTTCCAAAAAATACCCAACCGTGAGTAAATGCTCTAAGTGTCTGATCTGATTCTTCATAATTCCAATATAGTTTTGGATCATATCCTACTTCTTTAGCATATTCTATATCTGCAAAAGTAAAACCTGCTGCAAAAGTTGTTCCTGGGATTGGTTTATTATTTCCATTATATAAGTCACATAATTCTTTAGATAGCCCAATACCCGCTGAGGTTATAGCTTTCATGTTAAGGGCTCGTGGTTCGTTTTTTACTGGACCACCTAGTTGTTTTCCGTTTTCTAAATCAAAAGCAGGTGGATAAAAAGAAATTGCAGGCTTATGAGCATTACATTGAGATAACCACAGCTTTAGGTTAGTATCCCAGCTTTTAGCAAATTCCATATGAGCATCAATTTGCATATAATATTGCTCATTATCTATAAAAGATTGTATTTTATTACGAGCCCAAGATACCCCTCTTGTATTGCGAAAGTCTAAAGAGTATATCTCAATATTTCTATCGTCATTATAGAGTAAATGGTCGTTATTAATTTTAAAATCTGTTTGATTGAATACTACTGTTCGAATTTCTTGAGGATTGTCTGCGTTATCATAAAGACTGTTTAACGTATTGATGAGTAAAGGGTCTTTATACGATGCAATACTAACAAATATAACCTTGTTATTCACTTATTTCTTTTCTTTTTTAGTAGGTATAGGAGGCATCATTGGAGGCCTTATATAAATATCAGGTTTCTTAAGAGGTACTACTTTATTAAGTACTTCCTGTCTTTCATCACACCCGCAACCCTTACCCCAGATTTTCTTCACTACCCACTTAATACCGGTATACCGTGTAATAAGCTCTACAATATCTCCTAATCCTTTAATTTTAACCATCACAAGACACACAATCCGCCATTCTAGATCCTAAATCACCTTTAATAACTGAATCTGTTCTCAAGTAATATAATGTCTTTATTCCTAACTTCCATCCTTCTAAATGTACTTGATTAATCCATTTTGGTGAATCATTTACATCAAATGATAAATTTAAGGATTGTGTTTGGTCAATATAACGTTGTCTAATCGCTGCTTGACGTACCAATTCCAATTGATTGATTTCAGGGAAAGTTAAAAATAATTCTTTTTCTTCAGGGGATAAAATATTATCCGGTAAACCTTGAGCTGAACCATCTTGTTCTAACATTTGATCCCACCATTTATCTTTATCTTCTCCTTTTTCAGCTAAAATAGACTGTAGTACTTTGTTTTTTCTAATAAAAGTACCTTTTGCACCATTAAATGTATAAATGTTAGCGGGTAAGGGTTCAATACCAGCACTAATCCCACCACAAATAACTGAATTAGATACTGTTGGGGCTACTGCTAGTAAGTGGGTATTTCTCATACCTGTTCCTCTACACCATAAAGGTTCTCCATATTCTTGAGCTAAAGCCATAGATGCTTTTTCTGCTTTACCTCTAATATCATTAAATATATTATGGGTATGTGCTGTAGAAGCAATTGAATTAAATGGTAATCCTTTTTGTTGTAAAAATGAATGCCAACCCATTACACCTAAACCCAAAGCACGACCTTTACGGGCATGGTTATAAGTTCTTTGTAATGAATCTTTACCAGCAGATTTATCAATAAATTCTTGCATTACACCATCTAAAAACCAAGTAGCTAATTCAACAGCATCTGTGTCTTTCCATTCTTCGTATTTTGATAAATTCATAGAAGATAAACAACAAATAAATGAATGTTCTTCATCTGTAAATAATGTAATTTCAGAACAAATATTTGTCATAGATACTTCTAAATTGTTTAGTCTATAAGCTATTGGGTTATCTTTATTAACATTATCCTTATACATTATATAAGGTTCACCTGTTTCCATTCTTGATTTTAAAACAGTAGCCCATCTATTCATTGCTTCCGGGTCTCTTGCTTCTAATTTTCTCATAAATGAATCTCCTACTACAACACATTGGTGTAAGTTTAAACATTGTCTATTTGGGTCACCCTTTGGTCTACGAATTTGTAAGAATTCCTCTATATCCCCATGTTCTATATCTAAATTAACAGATGCTGCTCCTCTTCTAACATTTCCTTGATTAGTAGCAATAATTGAAGAATCAAATATTTTAGCCCATGGAACTACACCTTCAGATTTCCCATTTCCTGTAATTCCTGTTCCACGTTCTCTAATACGAGATAGTGATATACCTACACCACCACCAGAGGCGGTTAATTTCATTAGTTCTGCGTTAGTTAAACCAATTCCACGTATTGAATCAGGCGTATCAACACCAAAACAAGAAATAGGTAAACCACGATCAGTTCCCATATTTGATAATACGGGTGATGCTAACCCTAACCAACCATTCCACATGATTTTAAAGAATTTATTAGCTAATTCTGGTTTTTTGAGTCTATTAGCAGCGGCATTAGAGACTCTTCTATATGCTTTTTTTACATCTTCCCCGGGTAGTAAATAACCTTTAGAAATTGTTGCTAATGAAATTTCATCCATCCAAGTCGGGAAATTTTTCCCTGCTTCCCATTCACTATAATCTGCTTGTAATGCGTTGTTTTCCATATTTTAAAATAAACTGTTTGCGTCCCAATTTTGAACTCCTTTACTATAATTTGTTACTCGGTTTGCGAAAAAATCTGTATGTTGTTTTCCAGCTGATAGGCTATC